CGGACGCGACCATCGACGCCGTCGGAAAGAACTTCGAGGAGTTGAAGGCCAAGCACGAGATGGTCACTGCTAACGGCGTGGACATCATCAACATCGACACTCAGGGCGTGCCGAACACGAAGCTGTATAACGAATGGTCTACGCAGCGTGTCTGCGCCGCGCTCGGGGTGCCGGAGGAGGCGCTCGGGCTCGGGCGCGGGGTGCTCACCGGCGAGATACGTGCCGATGCGTTCAACGCCAAGGTCGGTACGTTGCAGGCGCGGTTCGCGCGTCAGTTCAATACGCAGGTGCTGGACAAGTGGGCAGGGAAGCCGGACCAGGCGTGGATTGTGTTCAACGATGTGAGCCCGAGCGACGAGGCGCGCACGGCGGACCTGCTCCAGAAGCTGATGACCGGGCCGATAGATCCGTGGCAGATAGTGACGCCCGAGTGGTGCAGGAAGCGGCTGAATATCTCAGAGGACGAGTTCCAGGCATGGGTGGGCAAGCAGATGGAGCCGCGTGTCCCGCCCTCGGAACCTCCGGCCACTGAGGAGAAGCCGCCACCGAAGGGCGACGAGAAGAAGCCGGAACTGGAGAAGCCGAAGGCGAGATACATGGGGTGGCAGTAGATGGCGGTCCTGGTCAAGACTATCGCGGACATCGTAAGCGAGTGGGAGCGGACGGAGCCGATACATCTGTACCCACCGTTCAGCATCGAGTGGGCCATCAAGAAACCGGGCGAGGACAAGGCGCTGATGGGCGTGATGCGCCGAGCGACCGGGAGCGCGTCCGGGGAATACACGTACGAGGTCTGGGAGGTGGGAGCATAGTCGAGCTAGGACAGCATAAGTGCAGATACTGCGGCGGGCCGATACTGCCGCTTCAAGAGTTCGAGGTCTGGGCTATCCCGAAGAAGGCGAGGATTCACTCAAACAATCACTATCGAGGGACGAAGAAGTCCTGCGCCGAGCGGTTCAGGGAAGCGATGGGCTGGCTCGGAGACGGGAAGGCCATACATACGGGAGGTAAGATACGATGACGACTACGGACTTGGTTCCGACGGGCGATTTGACGCCTCTGAACTGGACATCCACGAATACCACGCACTACACCGAGATAGACGAGGATGTGGATACGCCGAGCACGGCCGAGAAGATTTCATCGACGACGAACGCCCAGGTGGATGCGGTCGGGCTCACGGATGCGCCCGCGGACTATGGTAGCTGTAATACGGTGACGCTGCGGGTCAACGGCAAGGCGTCCGCGGATATAGGGTTCGTCGCGACGTTGCGAAAGGCCGACGAGACGGTGCTCGCAACGGTGACGTTCACGAAGGCGGTGGACACCACGCAGACGACCAAGACGAGCGGGGCGCAGGCGGCTACCCTGACATCCGCCGAAGTGAGCGGGCTTAAGATAGTGTTCACGGCCGCGACGTGAGGATGAGAACTACTGATGAGAGTACGGAAGGGATGGCATTGGATGATTCAGTCATCCGCCAGGTGGGCGGGCCCACTCAACCTCGGCATGCATCTATCGACGCATACCCCGTACTATCTGGATATACATCTGCCGTACACGGTCATCACGCTCGGCAACATCCATTCGGTGGAATACCCGAACGACTGGGGGGCGTGTTCGCGGGACATCTCGACCGGGGTGAGGTACGATGGTCGAAGTAACGAACGACCCCACAGCGGTCGGGACAAATGCGTGGACGAACCCGACATACGCGTACCTGGACGACACGAACAAAGCGACTGCCGTGATGGCGACCAAGAACACGAGCATCGCGGGCATCTGGGGGACGTTCGGGTTCACGGACCCGGGCGGCGCGACGACCATCACGAAGGTGGAGATCGGGACCCAGCACTACCTGAGCACCGCAACATCCATCATCGCGACGATGGGGCGGGAAATATCCTGGGACGGGGGCACGTCCTGGGGCTCGCACGTGATGGACGAGACGACCACAGAGGTCACGAGCGAGACGGCGACGCTCTGGGTCGAGTGCACGGCGGACACTGCATGGACATGGACGAAACTCAACGACACGAACCTGAAGACCCGGATAACCTGCTACCAGGGGAACGACACGACCGGGTTCACGATGTACCTGGACGTGATATATGTCCGGGTGACGTACAACGCCGTGGCCGCGACGGAAGCGTATGCCGCGGAGGCGGTGCTTGATTATGTCGTCGCTACCGACGCCTATGCTGCCGAGGCCATACTCGCATACACCGCGCCTTGCGAGGCGTACGCCGCAGAAGCAATACTCAGCTACAACGCACCCACAGAGGTCTATGCCGCTGAATCAATACTCGACTACATCACTTCAACTCAACCATGCGAGGTATATGCCACAGAGGCCATCCTCGATTATCTCATTCCCCCGACTGAAGCTTACGCCGCTGAGGCGGTACTCGACTATCGCGCGCCATGCGAAGCCTATGCTGCGGAAGCCATCCTGGACTATCTCATCCCTCCATGCGAGGCATACGCTGCGGAAGCAGTACTCAGCTATGTCGCGCCTACTGAGGTGTACGCAGCCGAGGCCGTACTCAGCTATGAGGTCAACCCGTGCGAAGCCTACACCGCAGAGGCGATACTCGATTACCGGGTGCCCTGCGAGGTGTACGCCGCGGAGAGCATCCTCGACTACGAGGTCAATCCGTGCGAGGCGTATGCCGTCGAGGCTATCCTGGACTACGCGATTGCCGAGAACGACCCCTGCGACGCATACGCAGCCGAGGCAGTACTCGACTACATCCAGTTCGCCGCGTGCGAAGCGTACGCTGCTGAAGCGATACTCGATTACGAACTACCCCCGCCAGACCCGTGCGAGGTTTACGCGGCTGAGGCCGTGCTCGACTACACAGACGAGGATAACATGCTCTGGTACAAGTGGATGCAGTACTGGTTCGTCACTCGCCCGCTCGACCATTGCCATAAACGATACATCGTACGCAAGGGCAAGCTCGCGAGGTACGACACCAATAGATGGCCGCACGAGCGGGACAAGCACGGGGGCACCTAGATGAGCGCAGGGCTACGGGCGACTCTGAAGCGCGTGCGCGACCCGTCTCAGACGCTGAAGATCGAGAGCAAGTACGCGAAGGAGCTGGATAAGCCGTTCGTCGCGTTCAAGGCGGAAGTCGCGAAACTCCTGGGCCGTCGGGAACTCTCAGACGACTGGGATGAGATAGACGCGCCCGACCTGATGGAGAAGTTCAATCGCACGATAGAAGTCACAATCACGATACCTGGGAAGGGGATAGTGCGGAAGTACACTACTCAGGCGTACTCGGCTGGAGGGGTGCGGAGTTCGCAGTTCCTGACATCGCTCGGCATCACGGCGACCTTCTCGATACTGCCAGCCGATAGATTCGCGCTGGACATCCTGGTAACTCGGGACTTGTCCGGGCTGAAGGGCATCACGGACGAGATGAGCAAGCAGATCATGGCGGAGATAACGGACGGGATGCTTCGAGGGGACTCGATGGACAGGGTCGCGAAGGCCATCGATGACCGCATAGATTACATCGGGCGCTCGCGCGCGGAGACGCTGGCACGCACGGAGACGATGACCGCGTATAACCAGGGGTCACTGACGCAGTACGAGAAGCACGGGATAACCGAGGTCGAGTGGCTGGCGGCTCCTGGTGATAGGACGTGCGATGAGTGCATGGACCTGGACGGCGAGAAGTTCCCGATTGATTCGAAGCCCGATTGCCCGTTGCACGTAAATTGCAGATGCGTATGGTTGCCCGTGATACCCGACGTGCCCGAGGACTGAGCTGATGCCGTTCGCTGGGTACAAAGACTTTGACGATTGTGTGGCTAAGAACCAGGATAAGGACGACCCGAAGGCGTACTGCGGGAAGATACAGCACGAATCGGAGGGGAAGGAGTTGGAGGAGCACCCGGATAGATTTCAGACGAAGATGTTGGACTTGCCGATCGCGCGCGATAATTTCGTGCACATGGAGGGCGGCGCGCTCAAGGTCATGAACATCGTCGCGCTGGCCGAGGGTGAGTGGACGGACTCCGCGGTGGGCACGCCTCTGTTCTATCCTGCGAGAGTGCTCGAAGCCGACCACGGTAAGTGGGTCGCGCCTGGGATATGGTCCAGGCACATGGGCGGCGGTTCGCGGGACATCACATCCAAGGTCGGAATAGTCAAGAACCCGAGATACGACCCCGAGCAGAAGGCGGTCCTCGTGGATGGGATATTCCACGGCAAGACCCAAGCGTCTCGGGACGTCATCGAACTCATTGAGAATGAGATTGTCACCGATGTCTCAGCGGAAGTAGGTGGCAAGGAGATTTGGAACCCGGAAGCGAAGCGGTACGAGGCCGCTAGCTTGGCGTTCTACGGACTGGCTACGGTGGATAGGGGCGCGTGCAATGTATGCAAGATGAAGCGCAACGAAGCCGCCGAGTGCCAGTTGGAAGAGGAGCGGAAAGAAATGGAAACAAAGGAATTGGAGCAGAAGCTCACCGCTCTGGAAGCTGAGAAGGCCGAGTTCGCCAAGACGGCGGAGGCCGAGAAGGCCGAGCTGGCGAAGCAACTCGAAGCCGCGACGAAGTCCAGAGCAGATGAGCAGGCCGCGAATACGGTCGCGACCGCGGAGCTAACGCGGAAGCTGGCCGAGGCCGTGGCCCGGATAACGGAGCTTGAGAAGACTCCGGCAGCCCCCATCACCCGGCCTGGGAATGGGAGTACGCCGACAACGCCGGACATTAAGTTGGAGGTCATCACCCCAGCTCGCGTGTATGGCGGAGAGGTTTCTCGGGCGTAAACTCTAAGATGAACATGGGAGGAAGAAGAAATGGCAACGGATAGAACTGCATTTCCGGCGACCAAGAAAGAGATCCTGGTCAGCGGGAACAACGTACAGAGTTACATCGCGAGCGGCGCGATAAGCGCGGGCCAGGTCGTGGCGATAGACGCTACGGGCGTGACTAAAACCGTTCGCGCGGCAATCGCGGAGGCGGGGGAATGCCCCGTCGGGGTCGCGATTGCGAGCGTGACTGCGGCTGAGGCGACGGCGGGCAAGCATGTAGCCGTCGCCGAGAATGGGTGTGTCGTCTATGTCTCGAACTATTCGAGCGACGTGGACATCGACGCGGGCGAACTCGTGACGACGAACGACTGCGCCATTGGTGGCTCGGTGATTGCGTGCGCCGGCGCGGCAACTCAGGAACTCGTCGGCAGGATGATTGAGGATTCGACCGCCGCATCTCTGACGATGGAGATGATGAAGGTCATGTGCGGAGCGACGAACGTGATACACGCTTAGGAGGGGATGAAAATGGAACCACAGAAGAGAGACCTGAGCGCGTACTTCGAACCTATCTTCAAGATCGCGGGTGGGTTCGCAGACAATGCAGAGAAGAGGGAACTGGCGACGCGCGTACCGGCCGAACTCGGCTGGTCCGTGGACGGCAAGACGACCCCCATCAGGGAACTGTTGCTCGCCGACAATGTTGACACCACGCTGATTCAGACGGCGGTGTACGACCAGATAGTGAAGGGCGCATGTCCTGCTCAGTGCATGAGGGACGCGGTGCCTGTCTGGTCGATGGCCGGAAACGCGATGACTGTCAACATCGGGGCGACCAAGGGCTACGCATCCGAGACGGCTGAGGGCGCGGAGGCTCCCCGGACGACTGAGCACCCGACGAGCGCGACCATCACCGCGAAGAAGTACACCCAGCGGGCGGAGATCACGCAGGAGATGATTGACGACGCGATGGTGCCGGTGATACAGTACGAGCTTGAGGCGGCTGGCAAGTGCATCGAGAACGCGCTTAACCGGCATGTGCTGGACGGGTTCACGACTGCTACTGTCGTGATTCATCACGACTGCGCTGGCGCGAACCTTGGCATGGGGTCGCTGGCTGGCGCGCTCGGACAGATGAGCGCGGGCGGATTGCAGGGCACGGACCTCGTGATGAGCCCGGAGTACAAGACGATATTGATGAAGGACTTCATGCCTTCGGTCGGGTACTTCGAGTTGGGCGACACTGCGAGGACTGGCAAGATGGGTTCGCTGCTCGGCGTGAACCTACACCTGTGCAACGCTGTGCCGACGGCTGGCGCGAGCGCGCTGTTCGACTACGACGCGGACGGGGACATCGGGGCGTACCTGGTGGACAAGGCCGCGGTCGGCGCGTTGGGCATGAGGCAGGACATCACCATCAACGACTACAAGGACCCGATTCGGGACTTGGTCGGGATGGTCGTGAAGGCAAGGTTCGGGTACTCGGCATTCAACGGGTCTGCGCTTTGCGGGATTGAGTACTAGGTACTCTTCCCAAACCTTTTATTTTTCATTTCATGGGAGGAAACAAACATGGCAAGTCGTAACGATACATTCGATGATGTGCCGGTCAAGACGGGCTCGACCACAGATCCTGCACCGAACGCAGAACCGACTACCATCACGGTCCCCGCGGGCAAACGCTGGATATTTTACGGCTGCGCGGTCACCCTAGTAGCTGACGCGAATCCCGCGGACCGCACGGTATCGTGCGCGGTGTGCCCCGACGGCGCTAACGGGCTGCTGTACGGCACGAGCGCAACTGCGCAGACTGCGGGCCTGACGGTGGGGTACAGGTTCGTGTTCGGCAAGACGCTGAACGAAGAGACATCCATCACCGGGTTCAGGTGGGTCGGCCTGGGAGTGGGCCTAGGGGTTGAACTATCCGCAGGCGCGAAGATGATATTCGCCATCG